CCTCAACTCCTATTAGTAGGAGCAGGACTAATGGGAATAGCAGCAGGCTTAGGAATGATAGCAATTTCAGGAATAGCAGCAATACCGGCTCTAGCCGCCTTATCTGCTTTTGCTTTAGTAGCATCACCATTAGCAGCACTTGGAGGATTATTTGGAGATGGTGACGAACAAGAGGATAATTCACTGGCAGAGATATCAACTAAACTAGATACTCTTATATCAGTCGTATCAGCAGGTGGGAATGTATACTTAGACGGAGATAAAGTAGGAGAAGCACAAGTATTGGGAACATATAAACTTTCTTAACTTCTATTTATAATAAAATAAATTTAAATTAATAATTATGGCTAAAGGAATAATAAACAATCAACTACCTAATTCAACACTAGGACTTAAAGGAGTGACTCCTCCACAGAGAGCAGGAGCTAAAGGTAAATCTAGACTACATTATGAGTCTTCGATTAATAACAACCCAGAAATTGCACAGAGTCCATCAGGATTAGACCTTAACGGAGTAACACCGGACAAATATTCAGATAACCCTCCAGCATAAGCTTATGCCAATTATAAGGAACCTTAAAAAAGACTTTGACGAAGGTCGTATGGATAGTTTACGTTCAGTTACTTATAGGGAAACTGGTACTGAGGCTCCTTATGTAACAAAGAATATAGGGAGCAAATCCGACGAAGTTACAAAAAGAATTGACGATCTTGCCCGTATGGGTAAAATGCTTATAAGCAAGCCAGGACTTGAACACCTAGCAAAGGAAGGTATATTAAAGCAAGGAGAAATAACAGATAAGTTAAGGCAAAATGAAAAGTACAAAAACGGAACTGCTGTAGGTAATTTTCTCAGAAGAGCAACAGGCACTGTAGAACACTTAGCTTTAGTCGCTGGCTCTACCTTAGCCCAGGTACCTGTTAATGGAACCGGAACACACTTTGTTAGAGGTTTTAATAAAGATACGTACTTACAAGAAAGTACATCATTTCCCGGGCCAGTAAACGGTTCTACCTATACTCTTGACGGACAAAAAGTACCAATGTCAAGCCTAAGCTCAGAATCTACCCTACCTACTTTAAATACAACTTCTTCTCCTGGAAATTTGGGAAAGTTAAATATAGGTATACAAGGAGATCTAGAACCGAGTTATGGACCTGCAGGAAAAGTAGTTGATAAGTACGGTTACGGAAACAACTTTACTGAGACTGATACAAGTCTAAATATAGAAAAAGCTTCTAGCGGAACAGTTATAAATAATAAAACAGAAGGTTTAGAAAATTCTACTTTAACTAAAGGTACTTTAGGACGTACTAATAAAGGTGTAGTAGGGACTCTTGAATCTAATTTTGATAGAAGTAACAAATATAGTAATACCAGTCCACTAACAGGAGTAGGAACTTTAGATAATGCTAATAATGTACAAAATGGAGTAAGTACTGCAAAACCGCAAGACCTTACTAGAAATACAACAGCATCACCAGAAAGCTTAGGGGTATCTAATAAGAACGTTATAGGAGACATACCTGAGGAAGTAAATTCAAGCAATTACCGCCCGGATACTCCTTATACAGAAACTGAGACAACTAACAATGCAATTGCTGTACGTACTGGAAACCCAGTTAACAACCCTAAAGGGGAAGGTGAATTCAATCAAACGTTTGCAGTACAAACTACATCACTTGAAGGAGAATTCGGAATTAGCAATAAAAAGATTGAAGGAGATATAGCTCCATTAGAAAATACTAAAGCAACTAAATTCACAATAGGTGATTCTAAAACTAAATTAGGAACACAGGAAAATATATTAGCAGCACAACCAGGAGTTACAGGTAGTATTATAAAAATACCACTTAAAGACTCCCCAACACCGGATGAGTTTGTGGATAATCAAATGTCTACACAACTATACTCATCAGGGAGTACATATACAGGAGAAACTGCTAAACAGCATGTAGATATACTTAAACACGGAGATGGACTAAATGTAGGTATAGCAAATAGAGCTAATCTCAACGATGATACTATTGGCGGAACATCAAAACCAATACCGGACAAGCTTAACTCCGACTCTGCAACTTATAGTCAACTAACTTCTTCTACAAAACTAAAAGATTTTAGAGAAACAGATGAATTTGGAGGTGGAATAAGAAACACCTACTCCTTTGATTATAGTGATATAAAAATAAATAAAGAAAAAAGAGTAGGTCTAGGAAACCCAGGTAAAGCATCTAGAATAAGAACATCCTATACAATTTCAGACCCAGATACAGTAGATAAAATAAATGCATTAGATGTTAGTAAAAAACCCTTAGACGGAATAGAGGAAAACAGAGATTTAGTACAGTTAGAATTTCAGGTGATAACACCAGAAGAAACATACTATTTAGCTTTTAGAGCATTTCTTGATACCTTTGACGATAGTTTTAACGGTTCATGGAAATCAAGTAAATATCTAGGTAGAGCAGATAGTTTTTACACATACAGCGGATTTGAAAGAACTATAAATATAGGATTTAAAATAGCAGCACAGTCAAAAGACGAAATGAAACCACTGTATAGAAAAGTTGCAACTTTAGCTTCTGTAACAGCACCTTCATACGGTACCGGTGGTAGATTTATGAGAGGTACTATAGCTAAGGTAACCGTAGGAGATTACATATACGAACAACCAGGTATAATAGAATCAGTTCAATACACATGGCAAAAAGACTACCCCTGGGAGATATCTTTTCAAAATCCGGAAGGAGAAGGAGGTAAAGATCAGATACTTCCTCATGTACTGGATGTATCATTATCATTTAAAGTAATACACGACTTCTTACCAGAAACAGGGTTAACACCATTTATAACAAATCACAGGCCAATAAAAAGTAATAAAGATACATATATTCCTTTAAAGAATGGACTTAAAGAGTAAAAAAGTAGGTTTCTTACTTGAAAGATAAAAAAAAATTCGTATATTAAAAGATGGGAAGAAGATTTAAAAAAATACCGGTTAGTAAAACAGTTGGAGGAACTACCTATAAAAGAAACGTAATATACCCGGAAATTCCCTTAAGTGAAAATGATGTATACGTGATAACTCAATACGGAGACAGGTATGATTCTCTAGCCCTTGAATTCTATAAAGACTCAGAACTATGGTGGATAATCTCTTCTGCTAATAATTACCAAAAAGGCTCGCTTAATGTAACACCTGGTGTACAGTTGAGAATACCTGCTGATAAAACCGCAGCTATACAGTTATATGAAGAAGTTAATAAAAATAGATAATGTCTAAAAAAGGAAAAGATAAACCTCAAGGTCAACCTCAAGAAGTTATTGGTGGAGGAATAGACGGAAGTGTGGTAGAACAGCTCATCGCACGGGAAAGTCTTATATCTTCTTCTAAGAGAGACAAAAACCACTTACTTTTCTTTAATAGTAATGGCGCCTGGGCAAGAATAGTATCGAGTGTTAATACAATAACAAAAGCGGAGACAGAAGGATTAGCAACAGGTAAGAAGACGATTAAAGATGTAGTAGGTAGTAAAAATCTAGCTTATAATAATGTCATTATGGGCGGCACTGTTAAACAAGGAACCGCTACACAGCCGACTTCAATCAACGGAGGAATTAATCAATCAAAACACAATCCTATAAACATAGACACGGATGGATATGTTTCTGCAGGAGATATAAAAGATAGTGCCTACCATAACTATGAAAGCTTAGGACACAGACCAACTCCAGGAATTAACTCTGTCTCTGTTAAATCTAAAGGTACTTACGGTAGTTTAAGAGAAGCAGAAGTAAATGTAACAGTATGGACATTAGAAGATTTAGAGATGATGCAAGCTCTATACCTCAGACCTGGTTTTTCTATACTTTTAGAATGGGGACATTCTTTACAACTCGACAGTAAATCAGGAGAAGTAGTTAAAGATATACAGTTTTATAGAAAGTTTTTAAGAAATAAGATACCAAAAAAAACTATACAAAATGACTTAAAAGAACTATCCTTTGATTCTAGCTATAACTACGATTCAATGACAGGTTTCGTATCTAATTTTAATTGGAGCTTTAGAGAAGATGGAGGTTATGATTGTATGATTAAAATAATATCTAAAGGAACAGTTCTTGAATCAATCGCTGTTACTTTCGATACTTCAAACGTATATCCACCTGACCAACTCGATAAATGGAGTGAAGACAAAGGTAAAAAAGAAAGGAGATCTATATACCACAAGTTATTTGTAGAACTTGAACACTTAATCGGAGACCCTAACTCAGGTGTTCAGGAATTTAAACAAAATACAGTAGAATTTATAGATTCAATAGACGATGTAGGAACAGCAGTCCAAATAGCACTAGCAACTGGAAATACTGATCTTCTAGCTACAGCTACAGCTACAGCAGTAGAAGAGTTTACCGAAATATTTACAGGAGATGATGAAAGAGCAAGAGAAGACCTAAACGATATTTCAACAACTACAGGTAGAGCACTACTGGAAGATGTTAATTTCAAAGCAAAATACGATAAAGTAATAAATGGAGGCAGTTTAGAGTATAGAAATTCATCTTATAATTGGACTAAAGATAAACCTTTATCTCAATACAATGAAGATAAGGTAGTACCTTACTTAAATGATAAATTTGGAATGTACGGACTTAAGTTTACAAAAGCCGGCTGGGGAAATTACGTAAAAATAACTGTAGTAGGAGATGCATCAAGATCGGCGGAATTCGAGCTGAACACCTTAACACCTCAAGGGTCTAGGAAAGAGACGTATAATATAATGGATTTTATTGTAGAAAATGGTAAACTCCCTAGTAATTAATAATATATGGCTAGTAAATACACTGAACAAACATACAAGTACTTAGATACAACTCCTAAAGGAGGTCAAACTTTACCTCCTACAATGAAGCCAAACGCTACATATATTGCTAAATACCTAAAATCACAAGGGTATACTAAAGCTGGAGCACAAGCAGTACTAGCTAACATAAAAAAAGAAAGTTACTTTAAACCAGCAATAGTTGAAGTTGGAGTAGGTGGAAATTCTGAAATAGGTGGGAAAGGAGGAATCGGGTTAATTCAATGGACTGGTCAAGGAAAAAGAAGAAGAGGTAAATTAGAAAAAGCAGCAAATTTTGATAAAGAAGTTAGAGATAGTTTAGATTTTCAAACTAAGTACTTAGTAAGCGAAGTAAAAGGAAAACCTATTGCTAACATATTAAAATCAACTGCAAACCCAGTAGAAGCAACTTTAGAGCTTCTGTTTTTAGATATTCGACCACAATCTGCTATTAACGTAAAAAAAGCAATCAATAAAGGACTTGACCCAGCTAGTAAAGATATTAAGAAAGTACAAAATAGGGTAAATGCTACATGGGCAGTTCAGAGTATAGTAGATGAAGTATGGGGAGGAACCGTAGAGGACTATCCTACAGGAACTACTCCAACTGAAAACGGAACAGGTAATAGTGCAAACAATACTTCGAACAACACTAGTAAACCAGACCCAGATAAAGTTAACCAAACTAGTGACAATAAGCAGAAATTACAAACACCTCCAGCTATAGATCAACTACCAATATATACTAAGGATAGTTTTATGAGATCTCAGGCACAGCATTTAAAAAATACAATAAATGGATTCGTTGCATTTAGGTTAAAGTCTATAGAAGAGAAAGATACAGGAGTATTCGATAATGATGATTTAAATGAATATTGGATACCTCTTTATGTTGTTTTAGATATATATAATCAATATGTTAGTTTAATAGATGCAACTGTAGAGCCAGAGAAGGGATCAAATACACCAGGTAGAAAATTAACTGAGTTTTACACCGGATACCAGGACATAGACGATACCAAACAAGCATATGAGAAAGAATGTAAATTTCTTACAAACAACTTGCATTTTTCAATCGATCCTATGGTGTGTGTATTACCTAAGCCTGTTCAAAATATCACAGTGTACGATTCTAAAAAACAACCAGTACTTTGGAGAGACCCTGTTGTAGGCTACGATACTACTTCTTATGCTCCAGGACTCATATATAAAAACGGGTTTCACAAGAACGTTGTAGAAGCTCTACAGAGAGGATTAATGAGAGGGGAGACAGATGATATACTAAACATTCTAATTTCTTGCCAACTACTTCAAGAAGAGTTGGATAAAATAATCAGTAAGACAGAAGATTCTGACCAAAATGAAGGAAACGATATGGTGACTTTTATAAGGACTATATTGAAAGCATGTAATGAGGCTTTAGGTGGAATAAATGACCTAGATACAATATACGATGAACAGGACGATAGATTTTATATAGTAGACCGTAAAGTAACACCAGCACTACGTAATATACTGCCAACCATTAGCCTTACAGGACTTAAATCAACAATTACAAACCTCAATATATCTAGTAAAATTAGTTCAAATATTGCTAGTATGGTATCTATAGCAGCTCAAGGAACTGGTGGACATACTAAAGATAATATAGCACCTTTATTAGAGTGGAATAGAGGTTTATTAGATAGACACATAAGACATAAATCTCAAAAAAATACAGCCGATAACGGACAAGTTAAAGAGAATCGAGAAACACCAGAAGATAAGAGGTTAAAAAAATGGACTTTAGCATACCACGACTACTGGGAAGAGCTTAACGGTAATTCTGGCTTTTGGGCAGATAACGGAGACTACGATAGCAAAGCAGTTGCTAATATAAAAGGGTACCATAAAGAGTGGTGTCAAAAGTGGGTAGTGGAAATGAAGAGTAAATCAAAAGAAGACCCAACACCAGCACCAGGTGTGATACCGGTTGAATTATCTTTTACAACTATGGGTATAGGAGGATTAAAGATAGGACAAGCATTTCTAGTAGAAGAAGGAGTACTACCTTTCCAATATTCAGAAAATTTTGGATTTATAATAACAGGACTCTCTCATAACATATCAGATGGTAAATGGACTACAGATGTAAAAACACAATTCTACTCAACTAAACCACCAACACAAGAAGAGATAGAATACTTTAACGAAAAACACAGCTCAGAAGCAGTACCTTATCAGAATAACAACTCATCATCACCAACATCAGGAGGAACTGCAGGTAGTGTAACTACGGCAGGAGCAACATTAGGTGAACAGGGAGAAATAGTCGTTGCTGATGGACAAGATCCTGCACCGATTATTAATCCTAATAAGATAGGAAGAAGATCTCCATATCATAATAAAGGACTAGCACCAGTTGTCGCAAATAAACCTCTAGTAAGAGAGTGGGGAAGTAAAGCAAGAACATACGGTAAATCTAACGTACTAAAAGGAGCTACAGACGGTATTTTTGCTCCTATAGGTGGACCAGGTACCCCTGGAGCTTCATGGGGAAGTAGTAGCTCTTCAAATGTAAATGGATCATACTACCTTGAAACAAAAGCAGCAGCACAATTTGTTGGATGGTATAACGAAATGGTGACAGCAGGAATAAAATTTAGAGTAACGTCTGCTTTAAGGTTCGGGAGTAATGTCGGTGGAGGTGTACATGGTTATGGACTTGCAGTTGATTTCGGCAATTTATGGAGATTAGTAGGAGGAGCAGAAACTAATATACCTAATAAAAACGCAAGAATTCAGAACCCAGTATGGAAGCAAATGGCTGAAATAGGGGCTAAGTACGGCTGGTATAATCCTTGGAGATTATCTGATGGCGCAAGACAAGAAGAATTATGGCATTTTGAATACTGGGGTCCAGCATAAAACTATATACAAATGTATTTACCTAAATCACAATATAAATTAACTAAAGTTAAAGATATACCAAACGTAAAAGAGGTAGTTGACCGTTTAGGAAACTTTATTAACTCAAATAAACAAGTAGTTCTAACGTCTTTTGGTACTATATTCGATAAAGCAGGAATAGATTTTGATAAAGGAGATTTTTCAAAAGCGATGGAGTTGTTTTCTACTGGAACAGCAGAAGATTCTGAATCTAGTGATAAACCTGGATATGAATTCGATAAAGAAAATCCAGAAATAAATTCATCTGTAAAATCATTTTCTTTAAAACTTCCTCCTACATCAGACGATAGAAAGAGAGGAATAATGCAAAGATGTTTTTACTATAATAAATGTACAGGAAAAGCATCAGAAGTTTCAAAAGTACAACTAAAAAATTTAAATGTAAACAAAGACCTATGTACTGAATTAGCGATAGCTGACTGGTATATTAAAGGTTCTGCTAAAGATAGAACTGTAAACGGATATTTTTTAGAAGGTTTAGAGACCATTAACAGTAGAACAGTACAGGAACTTAAAAAAACTATTCCGGTAATAGAAGGACTTATTAAAAGTCCATTAGAATACGTCGAAGATACATTTATACCTTCATCTAAGGAATACAAACCTCAGAAAAAAGACATTATTATACCTTCTCCAGGAAAAGAGTTGTAGATACGAAATATTTTCGTATATTATAATAAAGGTTACAAACAAGTGTTTTATATATTAGAATCAAAAGATCAAATTGACTGGTTAGAAAACCAAACTAATTCTCCTCTATATGTAGATGTAGTTAGTACAAATTTCTATTACCATTCTAAATTAACTTCAACAGTAGGAGTTTATATTAGAGTAGTAGGAGATAAACAAGGGTACTTCATTCCTATCTCTCATAACGATGGATTAAATGTAGATAAAGAACGTATCTACAACATTCTTAAAAAAGCACAAACTCTTTACACACTAAACAAGAAAACTCTTCTATATTACTTTAATTTACAGAGAGCTATAGATATATCTCTAGTTTATTCTATGAGTAATTATAAAAGATTAGAATACTCTACAACAAATACAACTATAGACTGGTATTACCGAACACATAGTGAAAATCCCAACATAAATAGAATAATTCCCATAGTTAAACTCTATGAGAGATGCGAGAATATATTCAACCAAGTAGAGCAGTACCTGGAACTACCGATACCGGATGGATTTGACTTTTATAATAATATTACTACAAATGTATTTTATTTACTAGAACAGAACGGTGTAGGTATACTATACGATAGCTTTAATGAATTATTTAAACCCAAGAATCCTCTCTTTAATACTGATAATAATACTGTTTATACCGAATACAACCTATACAATAGTACATCCAGACCTACAAACACATTTAACTCTGTAAACTTTGCTGCTATACCTAAGACACCAGAACATAGACAGTGTTTTAAACCTCAGAATGACTTTTTTGTAGAGTTTGACTTCGATGGATACCATTTAAGGTTACTAGCAGAACAGTTAGATTACCCGTTGACTAATGAATCGGCTCATAAACAGTTAGCTAAACAGTATTTCGGTAAGCAAGATATATCTGAAGAAGAGTACAATAGGGCAAAACAGATTAATTTTCATGCTATATACGGGAAGATACCGGAAGAGCATAAAAATCTTAAAATATTTAAAGAAGTACAGGAGTATATAGATGCCATGTGGAAGAGTTATACAGAAGCAGGGTATGTTTGGAATCCTCAATCAGGAAAAGCATTTACAAACAAACTCCAAGATATGAACCCAGCAAAATTAATGAATTATATGATGCAATCGTTGGAGACTTCAAATAATATTACTATATTAAAAGATATACTAAAGTATCTAAGAGATAAAAAATCATTTATAACGTTATACACTTATGATGCGATTTTATTCGATTTTAATAAAGAAGACGGTAAACAGACTTTATCAGAGATACAAACAATAATGGAAAAACAGGGAAAATACCCGGTAAAATTTAAATATAGCACTAATTTAGTGTTATAAATCAGCACAACTATTTATATATGATAACAACAACTAAATCACCAAGGTTCGACTACGACATAGAACCTATTTTTACCAGCGACGATATGAGCAACAAGCTGTTTTGTACCTTTTCAACAGAAGAAGGACTTGAAGAGGTTTTAACCTCGATTCAAGATAGATACAAAATCATATATAATAAAATATTCGTACTGTATTCTAAAAGCCAAGATGAATATATGTGTACTTATAATGTAGATTTTGGAAATGTAGGAGCTTTTATAGATAACACTATATTAGTACACAGAAAGAAAGAAACTAATACTCTCTATACCATTAATGCTTTAAACACATTAATTAAAGAACTTAACGGCGGTACGTTAGATACTAGCTATAGAATAAACTGGCCTGATTATCGCAATTGCGTACTTCTTACTAAAGGTCCAGAACTCAAAAGAGTGAACACAAAGTTATATAAAATTATTGAGCTATAGTTGGCTCTTTGATTTTTTATTCCTATATTAATAATAAGTTATAATTTAAAATCAGTTATATGGATATCAATGCAATCCGCGCTAAATTAGATGCGCTAAACACAAATGGTCAGGAAAGAGAAAAGACTGACTACACAAAAATCTTTTGGAAACCAGAATTAGGTAAACAGACCGTACGTATAGTACCATCTGCTTTTGATCCTTCTTTTCCTTTCAAAGAACTTAAATTCCACTACGGAATTGGTAAATTTCCAATGATAGCACTTTCCAATTTTGGTAAGCAAGACCCAATTGAGGAATTTGTTAAAGAGTTAAGGAAAACAAGCGATAAAGACAATTGGTCATTATCAGGTAAAATATCACCTAAAACTCGTATCTTTGCTCCTGTAGTAGTTAGAGGAGAAGAGGATAAAGGAGTACGATTATGGGGATTCGGAGTAACAATCTACAAAGCATTACTTGCTTTAGCAGAAGATGAAGATATTGGAGACTTCACAGACGTACTAAACGGATGGGATATGGTAGTAGAACAACAAAAAGGTAATCCTTACCCTGAAACTACTGTTAGAATTAAACCTAAACAGACTCCTTTATCAGATAATAACGATCATGTGGATTTATGGTTAAAATCACAACCTAATCCTTTAGAGGTACATACAGAGTATGATTACGAATTTATCAAAAAGAAACTTCAAGGTTATTTAGATCCAAATGCAGTAGAAGAGAGTAACGATACTACTAGTAATACTAAAGAAGATAAACTGCCAGAAAGCTTAGGTCAACAAAAAACAGACTTTACTTTGGAAACAGCTACGGCTGGCAACAAAGACACAGTTAGTAAATTTGATGACTTATTTAACGAATAGAAATGGCAAAACAAAGCAAAGAGGTAAAAGCAGCCGCATCTGCGGCAGTCAAAAAGAGTTTCAATCTAGGTAATTTTAAGAAGAAGAAAGGATTTTCTAATGCTTCTGTAAAGTTTAAAGAACAGGGATGGATTCCCCTATCTAAAGCTTTTCAGGACATTACCTCTCTTCCAGGTATTCCTACAGGGCATATTACACTACTAAGAGGACATAGTGATACAGGTAAAACAACAGCTTTATTAGAAGCGGCAGTTAATGCTCAAAAAATGGGTGTACTACCGGTATTCATTATCTCGGAGATGAAATGGTCTTGGGAACATGCTAAAGAAATGGGACTTAAGTTTGAGGAAGTTAAAGATGATAACGGAAACGTTGTGGACTATGAAGGGCATTTTTTGTATGCTGATAGAGGTACATTAAATACTATTGAAGAAGTAGCAGTTTACATGGCTGACCTTATGGACGAACAGGCGAAAGGGAACTTACCTTACGATATGTGTTTCTTCTGGGACTCTATCGGCTCTATTCCTTGTGATTTATCAGTACGTTCTAATAAAAACAATAATGAATGGAATGCAGGGGCAATGTCTACTCAATTTGGTAATAACCTTAATCAGAAGATACTACTATCTAGAAAGGAAAACTCTCCGTATACTAACACACTGGTAGCTATTAATAAGGTATGGACTATGAAACCTGAATCTCCAATGGGGCAACCTAAATTGCAGAATAAAGGAGGAATGTCTATGTGGTATGATTCTACCTTAGTTATAACTTTCGGGAATATTACTAACCCGGGTACATCTAAGATAAAGGCTATAAAAGACGGGCTTCAGGTAGAATTTGCTAAACGTACTAACGTTCAAGTAGAGAAAAACCATATCGGTGGTGTACAGTCTAGAGGAAGAGTAGTAATGACATCTCACGGGTTTATACCCGATGACAAGAGAGCTATTGATAAGTATAAAAACGAACATAAAGAACATTGGCTAAAATTAGTTGGTAGTATAGATTTTGATTTAATTGAAGAAGGAGATTTAGAAGAAGAAGCTATCAAACCAAATATTTTAGATTAATGAGCGATTATAGCAATATACTTAACAATCTTAAAGAAACTCCACCCCGAGAATTGAACGACCACATTCTAGTGATCGATGCTATGAATATGTTAATTCGTAGTTTTTCTCTTCTCAAAGCAATGAACCCATCAGGCCATCATATCGGCGGTCTGGTTGGTTTTATGCGGTCTTTAGGATTTGTAACACGTACGTTTGACCCTACTAGGGTGATAGTAGTATGGGACGGTAAAGGAGGTTCTGCAAATAGAAAGAATATAGATCCTAACTACAAAGCACAACGAGCTACTTCAAGGATTACTCATTGGGGATTATATGATTCTAAAGCAGAAGAACAAGAAGCACTTATAGGACAGTTATTCAGAACACAAGATTATCTTGAATGCTTACCGGTACAGCAAATTAGTATGGAAAAACTTGAAGCTGATGATGTAATAGCGTATATAGCTAAAAGAGCATCAGTATCTAAAGTTAAAAAATGTACTATAGTTTCATCTGATAAAGATTTCCTACAATTAGTAGATGATACAGTTGAAGTATACGCTCCTATTAAGAAGAAGGTGTTTACGGAAGGGAATATATTCGACGAATTGAAGGTATTACCTGAAAATTATAACGTTGTAAAAGCGTTATTAGGAGATAACTCAGATAATTTAGCAGGTGTCAAAGGGTTGGGAATAAAAACTATAATATCAGAGTTTCCTGAATTAGTTGATAAACCGAATATGACCCTCCAGTACGTTTATGATGTATGTGCAGCTAAATTAGAAGAAAAGAAATTTAAAAAGATCTTTCCTAAAATTATAACGGAATGGGATCGTGTAGAAACTAATTTTAAATTAATGGATTTACATGAAACTTCGTTGGATATTAAAGAAAAAGATCATATATTAAATATAATAAAGAGTGACATACCCAATCTACAATCAGGGGCTTTTCTACATCTTTTAGATCAAGATAAGATCGAAGGGATTACTAAGAATACTGAAGGTTGGTTAGAGAACTTTAGAGGTTTAACGGTTATTAAAAAATAAGTTATAGATGACATTAAAAGCATTGAATCAGTATGGAAAAGGTTTCCAACTGAAGGTATTGGGCTCATTGCTAACAGACAAAAGTTTTCTTCTTAACGTCAGAGACGTACTTCAAGAAGATTATTTTGACTCAGACGCACACAAATGGATTATTAATCAGCTAGTAAACTACTTCGATAAGTACCATACTACTGTAACTATGGATGTACTAAAGGTAGAGTTACAGAAAGTTGATAATGATATATTAAAAGTAGCATTAAAAGAAGAATTACGTAACTCCTATGAAGCATCTCAAGATGATTTAAACTACGTACAGGAAGAATTTACAACTTTCTGTAAGAATCAAGAGATGAAGCAAGCTATTCTTAACTCTACTGATTTACTTAAAGCAGGAGATTTTGACGGTATTAGAAACACCATAGAAACAGCTATGAAAGCTGGTATGGATAAAAATATCGGGCATGAATATAATAAGGACGTAGAATCTAGGTATAGGACAGATTACAGACCTACAATTCCTACTCCATGGCCAACTTTAAACGAAGGTATTCAAGGAGGATTTGGTCCTGGTGATTTAGCCATAGTATTTGGTAATCCAGGAGGAGGTAAGAGTTGGACTTGTGTTGCAATGGCTGCTCATGCTGTCAAAATGGGGTATAAAGTAAACTACTATACATTAGAGCTAGGAGAAGACTACGTCGGTAAACGATTTGATTGCTACTTTACAGGGTACTCTATAGACGAAGTTAACAACCATAGAAAAGAGGTACAGAAGCACGTTGATAATTTAAAAGGTAAACTTATAGTAAAGGAATATGCACCTAAAGGAGCGACAGTGAATACAATTAAATCCCATATACAAAAGTGTATTGACATGGAGCATAAACCGGATTTAGTTGTTATAGATTATGTTGACTACTTAAGAGCACCTTCTAAAGGTAAATTCTCAGAACGTAAAGACGAAATAGATGATGTATTTATTGCTACTAAGGGACTAGCTAAAGAACTTAAGATACCGGTTATAACACCTTCTCAAGTAAATAGAATGGGTGCTAAAGATTCGGTTATTGAAGGAGATAAAGCAGCAGGTTCTTATGATAAAATGATGGTAGCCGATATGTGCTTCTCTCTTTCCAGAATGAAAGAAGATAAAGTACTAGGAACCGGTAGATGGCATGTTATGAAAAATAGGTATGGACAAGACGGTATGACCTATAACTTAAAAATGGACACTAATAACGGTCGTATAGAATTCGAAGGTAAGGCAGATATCGATGAACACTTAAATAACAACGATGGACCTACTTTTACGTTATCAAGAGAAAAAATGTCCGAACTTTTTGATAAAAAGTAAAATATATATGCTATTTATGGAAACATCTCCAATAGCTTATATAGCTTCCTCTGGAGATTTTTTTTGTCTAATCAATTAATCTAAATTAAAAAAATGAGTTTACTAAACGAACGCATAGTTTACAAACCTTTCGAATACCCAAAAGCATATGATTTTTGGCTTAAACAACAACAAGCTCACTGGCTACATACAGAAGTACCAATGTCACAAGATGTGACTGATTGGGCGAGTAATTTAAAAGATCACGAAAAAAATGTGATTGGAGGAATCCTAAAAGGATTTGCTCAAACAGAAACAATAGTAAATGATTACTGGTCTACTCTAGTAACTAAATGGTTTAGGAAGCCGGAAATAATAATGATGGGGACAACACTAGGTTCTAGTGAGACTATCCATGCAGAAGCTTACTCTTTATTGAATGAACAATTAGGATTAGATAACTTTGCAGAGTTTTTAGAAGATGAAGCAACTATGGCTAAGATTGAAAACCTTATGGAAGTAAGGGATGGCCATGACGGTACACCAAACTGGCATGATAGAGCAAAATCTTTAGCTATATTTTCTGCTTTTACCGAAGGAGTTAATTTATTCAGTTCATTTGCAGTCTTATTATCATTTAAAATGAGAAATAAACTTAAAGGAGTAGGACAGATAGTAGAATGGTCTGTACGGGATGAGAGTTTACACTCTGATGCAGGGTGTTGGCTATTTAGAACATTAATGAAAGAACATCCAGAATTTAAAACTCCGGAGTTAATAGCGGATATAGAATCAGCTGCAAAAGATGCTCTAAAGTTAGAGTTTGACTTTATTGATAAGATATTCGAAATGGGAGATTTAGAGAATTTAAAGAAAGGCGAGCTAAAGAACTTTATACGCCATAGGGTAAATACTAAGATGGCAGATTTAGACTTAAAACCAATTGTACCTTCTGAAGAAATAGATAAAGGAGCTTTAAAGACAATGAAATGGTTTGACGCAGTAATTGCAGGTAAGCAACATACGGATTTCTTTGCTAATAGAGTTACAAACTATGCAAAAGGACATATGGAATGGGACGCAGCAACAATGTTTTAATAAAATAATTTATGAGTACAATAGTAGATACTTCCAAATGGGAAGCAGGGAAAGATTACCCAGAATGGATGAATGAAGTGTCATTAGCAACTATATCAAAAGGATATTTGTTGACAGATGAAACCCCTAAAAAAGCATACAGAAGAGTAGCAGATACAATTGCAAAAAGACTGGATAGACCAGATCTTGCTAATAAGTTTTTCCGCTATATGTGGAAAGGATGGCTAAACTTAGCCTCCCCTGTACTATCGAACACCGGAACCGACCGAGGATTACCGATCTCATGTTTTGGAATTGATACGCCCGATTCAATTCGAGGTATTGGTTTAACCAATGCTGAACTAATGAGACTTACCTCCCTCGGCGGTGGTGTCGGTATAGGGTTATCTCGTATTAGAGGTAGAGGAGAAGAAATCGGGAATGGAGATATGGGCCAATCAGAAGGAGTAATTCCATGGGCTAAAATTTACGACTCTACAATATTAGCAACCAATCAAGGAGCAGTAAGAAGAGGTGCAGCATCAGTAAATTTGGATATAAATCACCCAGATATTAAAGAATACCTGCAGATACGAAGACCTAAAGGGGACCCTAACAGACAGTGTCTTAATCTACATCAATGTGTTGTAGTGGATGATGAATTTATGCAAAAATTAGAGCGTAGAGACCCTGAGGCTATGGGATTATGGGTAGAAATACTTAAATCTAGAGTAGAAACAGGAGAACCGTATATTATGTATAAGGACAATGTTAATAATGACAATCCACCTGCTTATGTTAAGAATAACTTAGATGTAAGCATGACCAATATATGTTCTGAGATAACTTTACATACCGATGAAGAACACTCTTTTATTTGCTGTTTATCGTCTGTTAATATTACTAAATGGCATGAATGGAAAAATACCGACTTAATAGAAACTTCAATATACTTTTTAGACGGAGTATTAGAAGAGTTTTTAGCTAAGACTTCAGGAAGAGATTCTTTAATTAGAGCTCATAGATCTGCTAAAAAAGGTAGAGCAATTGGATTAGGAGTATTAGGCTGGCATACATTCTTGCAGAATGAGAGAATACCTTTTTCATCTATAGCTGCAACATCTTATACTCATCAGATTTTCTCTCAAATTAAGAACCAAGCAGAAGCAGCATCAAGAAAATTAGCAGATGAGTACGGAGAACCACTTTGGTGTAAAGGTACAGGTATGAGAAATACTCATTTAATGGCTATAGCACCGACTGTATCTAACAGTACGATATCAGGAGGTGTATCAGCAGGAATCGAGCCAATACCAGCTAACGTATATACTTTTAATTCAGCAAAAGGAACTTTTATACGTAAAAACTCAGCATTAGAGAGTTACTTAGTAGATAGAGGCAGTAACACAGAAGAAGTATGGGATGCTATTATGAAAGATAGAGGTTCTGTTGCTAATCTACCGGAAGATATTATGCCATTAGAAGATAAACCTATATTCTTAACTTTTGCAGAAATAAATCAATTAGCACTAGTAGAACAGGCAGCAGTTAGGCAAAAATATATTGACCAAACACAGTCTTTAAATTTAGCTTTCGACCCAACAGATTCACCTAAATTTATTAACTTGGTACATCAAACTGCATGGAAGTTAGGAATTAAAACCCTATACTACTTAAGAACAGATTCAGTAATCAACGGAGATATAGGTTCTAGAACATCAGAAGACTGTTTAAGTTGTGATGGATAAAATATAATTTATGATATATACAATTTTAATAATACTTCTCCTAGTGAGCCTAGGAGGAGTTACTTTTCTCTACAAAAAAAAGATAGCAAATTTAAAAGCCGACTTTGAAAGAGAAAGAGCAGAGATAAGAAGAGATGCTAAAAAAAGATCAGGAGCTGTACAATGGGGTAAGACTATAGAACACTTCGTACCATTTATGTCTGACTTTCCAGTACCTCCAGAAGACTGTACGTTTTTAGGTATGCCTATAGATTATGTTGCTTTTAAAGATACGGGAAGTAAGAATAAATGCTCGGTTCATTTCGTAGAAGTAAAGAGCGGTAGTGCGTTCCTTATGGGAAAACAGAAAAATATAAAAAAGGCAATTGAAGAAGGTAGAGTGTTTTGGCATGAAATAGCTGTTGATGGAAATAGTGTAAAATAGTTGTTTTATACTGTTATTTTTCTTATATTATTATATAATCATAAATCAAAGTTATATGTCAAAAAATTCAACAAAGCAACTCTATACACAGACTATGGAATGGCTAAAAACTAGAGGAATCAAAACTTCAAACACTACAGCTAAAAAATCAAGATTTAACAACTATAAAGACAGAGGTAGAAAATGATTAAAGTAATTAAATTTTATGCAGATTGGTGTGGACCTTGTAGAGTCTACGCTAAAACTTTTGATAAAGTATCAGAAGAGTTGAAAGACAAGTACGATTTTGTTAATATCAATGTTGAAACAGATACAACAGGATTAGCTGCAGAGTACAAAGTTAATGGAATACCTACAACTGTTGTTATAGACGGTGATAAGGTTAAATCAGAATCCGGAAGGATGGATGAAAAAAGATTAAAAGCTTTCATAGGTAGTGAATAGAAATATAGTTATAGCGTTTATACTTTTTATGATAGCCCAGGGTATGATTTGGTATCAGACTAACTCTCAGTTTTTTAGTAGCTGGGTTAAGGAGAGACCACTTCTAATGGCTTGTTTAGGTATACCTATTAGCTACATTTTAATTTATGCATCAAGGTACGTCGTAGCAGGATTCGATGGATTATTATGGCCCGGTAGATTAATAGGATTTTCTACAGGTATGATAATAATGGCGATCCTGACTTACGTTCACTTAGGAGAAGGCATCACAGTCAAAACAGGAGTTACACTATTACTTGCATTTATAATAGTAATGGTACAATTATATTGGAAATAAAAATAAATTTAAGTTATGTTAAGAAGACCAGATTCTATCCCCGCTGGGGACACAATTATTGAAGATTCGGTTATGGAACCGTTCTTTATCGCTAAATCAACTTCAGGAGGTTATACTTTATACGAAAGAGTAATCAAAGGAGAAAATAACACACACTACATTAAAACCATATGCTACCCAGCAACTTTTAACCAAGCGCTGAAATCAGCCTGTAGAGAGTTACTCAATAGTAAAAGTAAGCACTACGGGTCAATAAAAGAGTATATTAATGAGTGGAAAGTAATACAAGAGAGAATATCATCTTTTACAAATATAGATTAATATGTCAGTTCCTATAGATATTTTTTATTGGAGAGTTGAAGTTGATGGAGAAGAGTGGATAGTAGATGGAAAAGAAATTAAAGAAGTAATTAGAAAAGTTTTAGCAGAGGAACCATCAGCAGAGATAGATTTAATAGAAAAAACAAATATAAGTAAAGTTGTATTTTAGTAATATTTTTAATATATTATAATTAACATTTTAGCGTTAGCCTATACGCGAAATACCTGGCAAAAATTAAATAAATAAATTATGGCACATTGTGTAGTTAGTTTAAGTGGTGGAATGGATAGCAGCACCCTATTGTTAAGAGCTATCGAAAAGTACGATACCGTAACTGGTATCTCATTTGACTACGGTCAAAAACATAGAGTTGAACTTGAAAGAGCTCAATCATTAATTAATTACCTAGCAGATAAAGGTCACAAAGTAAATTATCGTCAAATTAAATTAGACGGATTAGTAGATTTACTAGATTCGGCTTTAACCGAAGGAGGTAAAGATGTACCAGAAGGACATTATGAACAAGATAATATGAAAGAAACTGTTGTTCCTAATAGAAACAAAATGTTCGCTTCTATTACTCAAGCAGTAGCTTTGTCAGTAGCAAATAAAACAGGAGAACCTTGTGATATTGCTCTAGGTATACATGCTGGTGATCATGCAGTTTATCCTGATTGTAGACAAGAATTTAGAGATGCAGATGATGCAGCTTTTAGAATTGGAAACTGGGATGCTGACAGAGTAGGGTACTTTACGCCTTATTTAGATACTGATAAATTAGGTATTTTAATAGACGGTGAAAAATTATGTGATGAACTTGGGATCAACTTTAATGAAGTTTATAAAAGAACAAACACATCGTATAAACCTTACCCAAGCGGTAACTCAGACTATAAATCTGCTTCTTCTGTAGAGAGAATTGAAGCATTTATCGCACTAGGGAGACCTGATCCAGTTCAATACGAAGATGAAACAGGAGAAGTTGGATATGAAGTTGCTAGAAAACACGTTGAAAACGTTTTATCTGCATATTTATAAGCTCATGTTAATTAATTAAGATAAAGTAATGAGTACTACAAGCGATCAACAAAACGGTCAACCACACACTAATGATACTAGAAATACTTTTAATAAAAGGGTAAGTAGGTACATTATGTTAGGCAGCACTAAAAAAGTACAATGGGACGGTAGAAGAAGAAACCGTTCCATTTAACTAAAATTAAGTTATATGAAATTATTTATTTTAGCTGTAACGACAGTATTGGCTACTATATACCATGCTGATCCAGCACAGACTAACGCAGACTATTTAACCACTGCTTCTCTTAAGAAAATAGATGAAAGTAATCCTGCAGGTCATAGGTGGATTGCTGTCTCTAGAGATTTAGAAAAACTAGGCTTTACTATGGGGACTAGGGTATGTATAGAAAATGCTGGAGAGATGGATGGTGAATGGACTATTGAAGATCGTATGAATAAGAGATGGACAAAACGTATTGATTTTTTAGTAAATAAAAGTATGAAGTACGGTAAGTGGGGTAATGTTAAAATATATGTAATAGAAGAGTAAATGAAAAAAGGTACTAAACATCTTATCATAATAGGACACCCAGACCAAAAATCATTCTGTTACAACGGCATTTATAAAACTATCATAAGACAGATGAATAAGTATAAATCGAACTATAAGGTTATTGATTTATATGAAGATAAATTGCACAGAGATAAAGTAGACTTGATAAAAAACTATAAACAGTTAGTTACTTGGTCAACACATATGTACTTTGTTTCACCAGTTTGGTGGTTTAGGTTAACTCCTAAATTAGAAATGTTTTTTGATGAAGTATTCACACCAGGGTTTGCATATAAGTTTGTTCCAATAATTGGAAAGTATGCATACCCTAAACCGTTCTTCAGTAATAAGAAAGTAAGAACCTACATTACACACGGAGCTCCAAAGTTACCAGTTATTACCCTATACTTAAACTCTGTAAAGCTCAGACTAGTTATGGGAGTATATACATTTGTATTTGGCTGGAACCTAAACAGGTGGACTAAGACAAAGCAATTCTGGTCTGTACCGTTTGTATCTAAAGAAAAACGAAGTAAATACTTAAGAACAGTAAAAGAAGATATCAGAAAAGATTTAGGACTATGAAAAAACTAAAAAAGAGTTACTGGAACTACTACCTTAGGAACATGGTTAGAGATAGAAGACTGACCCCGGCCGAACGTTTAGGTACAAGAGTAGGGTATATGGGAGTTGGATTCTTAATAGCAGGACAATGGACACTAAATCCAGCTATGTATGTAATAGGTTTTGGATGTGTCTTAATACAGGTAGCAATTCGTAGACAGTGGAACTTAGTAGCTCTACAGTTAAACGGTTTAATTGCCTGGACGATACATTTTATAAATTCGTTATAAAAAAACGTATATTTAGTTGGATATAAGGAATATTCTGACTATATTATATTATAGGTAATAATTAGTGTCGTAGCACCACTTTAAAAACACACGTATGAGAGAAGAAATACACAATGAGTTATGGGATAGAGAAAATAGAGACTCTATCAAAATCGACGGACAGAAGATACCTGATCCGAAATTACACCAAAGAATATCTTTTATTAAATCAGCTATTAGAATGGGGGCATGTGCTTTCGGATTCTTTGGTATGTTTGAAGTAGGGTTTATTGGACTATTTTTAGCAGAAATAGTTGGTATTGGTGAAGAATTAGTTTAAATTAAAGTTATGGGAAAATTTCAATCAACAAAAGTATTTGACGGGTACTCTACTGTATTTCGTCAATGGAAAGCAACAACTACACATTGTTCAAAACTACACGGATATGGTGTATCATTTAAGATATGGTTCGAAGGAGAGTTAGATGAGAGAAACTGGGTCTGGGATTTCGGAGGAATGAAAAGAGCTAAAGGAACTATAGAAAAGATGACACCTAAAGCATGGATGGACTATATGTTTGACCATACCTTTTTAGTAGCTGAAGACGATCCATTTAAGGAGTCTTTTATGCAAATGGATTTAGCTAAAGTAGCTCAAGTACGAATAGTTCCGGCAACAGGAGCAGAGAGCTTTGCTAAATTTATATACGAAAGTATAAATCCATTTATAGAAGAAGAAACCGGCGGTAGAGTTAAGATAACAAAAGTAGAATTTAGAGAACACGCTAAAAATAGTGCAATTTATGTCGCATAAACAATTAAAAAGAATAGAGGATTACGATAAGAATCTGCCTATTGTAGAAATATACACAGCAGTACAATCAGAAGGATCAAGAGCTGGTTACCCAACAGTAGTAATTAGAACAACAGGATGTACACATAGATGTTATTTCGGTGAAGGAGGATGGTGCGATAGCTGGTATACAAGCATACACCCAGAAAAAGGGCACTTTAACTTTAAAGATATTATTAAAGCATATGAAGATAATCCTCATATAAAAGAAATGATGTTAACTGGTGGTTCACCAACAATGCATCCAGCCTTAGTAAACGAATTAACACACTTTGCACATGAAAACAATATATTCATTACTATTGAAACTGAGGGATCTCATTTTCTTCCTACCGATTATCCTATTAATTTGCTTAGCATTAGTCCTAAGTTTAGTAATAGTGTCCCCGTTGTTGGTGTTGAAACTCCTCAGGGATCCATTACAGACGAAAGAATGGTAAAACGTCATAATAAGTTTAGACTTAATTACGAAGCAATAAAACAATCAATTGATTATCATTCTGATTACCATATTAAACCCGTATGGGACGGTAAAGATGAGGGAGCATTATCCGAGATTATGGAATGTATTGATACCTTAGAAGTACCTCAACATAAAGTTTGGTTTATGCCTGCCGGAGATTCTAGAGAAGCCCTATTCAAATCTTATCCCGTATTATTTGATTGGGTAAGAGATAATGGATATAGAATGACTTGGAGACCTCATATCATCGCTTTTGAAGACCAACGTGAAGTATAGTGGATAAAAAAGAGGCATTAGAAATATTAGAAAATATAGCAGAAAACATTAATACATGTTGTGCAATCACTATGGAACCAGATGACGTTTTAGTACTATGTGATAAACTAAAAATATATATAGAGAATGATTAACTTAAAAGAATTAATAGAATCAGCAGGTCCAGGTAGACTAGATCATACGATTACTATAGAAGGAAGCCCAGTTTGGGACTATAAAATGGGAGACGTACATACTGTATTTCTTATATCAGAAGACCCTTGGGAAGGTGTAGAAGAAGAGTACGTAACTTTAAAAGAATTAAGAAAGTACATAGTAGACAGCTTCATACCTTTCGAATCAGTAAAATTTAAAACAGAAGCAGATAGAGAATTAATTAAAAGTTATAAATGGGAAGAAAAGCAATTAATTTTATCACATTACTAATACTAATACCTTTTGTAAGTGTTAGTCAAGTAGTAGAAGTAGAAACAAAGATATACAAAGTATTATACGATCAAGATTTAAAACAACCTCTTGAAGTTAGTTATACAGTACTATGTCCGAAAGGAGAAGCCGACAGAGCAGGAATGGATTTTAGAACTGTTCCTAATATAGTCACATCCACACCAGAGGACTATTCTAATAATGTATGGGATAAAGGACATTTAGCTCCTGCAGCAGCATTTAGCTGTACTAAGGAGATGTTAAGAGAGACGTTTCTATACTTTAACTGTGCTCTTCAACATGAAAGCTTAAATAGAGGGGTATGGAATAGGTTAGAACAATTCGAAAGAAGTCTAGCTAATTTTTATCAAGTTGAAGTAACGATAGAGGTGTTATTTGACGATAAGGTAAGAAGAGTTCCTACAGGAGCAGCAATACCTAAGGAATTTATAAAGACTATAAAATTCGGTGATAAGAATTTAAAATTTAGATTTCCAAACTCTAATACATCAGGAACGGATTGGATTGATTACTTAATAGACTAAAAAATGACAGAGAAAGAATTTATTGACTGGATAAGAGGTTATGTAGACGGAGTTCATACATACTCAGTTTCACCTAAGCAATGGCAATACCTAAAAGATAAAGTTAGGAGTATATCTACAGGCTCTACTAGATACACTATAGATAGTGACAAATGGACAACTAACATAGCATGACAATGGAACCAAAGAAAATTTACATTACCTGGGAGAAGGTTAACGAACTATTGGATAAAGTATATGATCAATGCAAAGGGGAGATATCATTAGTAACAGGGGTACCTAGAGGAGGTACAATATTAGCAATACTATTTTCACATAGATTCAATATACAGTATACTCCTTATATGAGCAACCACTATCCTAGCATGCTTATCCTAGACGATATAGCAGATTCAGGAAAAACATTTCAAGACTTAGAAAAAGAC